TTTAAAGCGTCAGGGTCATTTTTTAACGAAACAACTTCATTTTCCCAATAATTTACAGCACCTTGATAAATATACTCATCATCAATTCCTTTAATTTCTTTTTCAGGACTGTCTAAAACAGGCATTCCATATACGTCTATAAAACCTTCCATGTTCCATTCCATAGGAACGAAAAGGGAATATAACCCGCTTTTAGTTTGACCGTTTGCGTTTCTTTTAGTACAATCTGAATCATTATATAAATCCTTAAAGTTTCGTCCTCCTTTATCTAATGCATTAGAAGTAGAACCCATCATGCATTTGCCAATTATTTTACTACCTAAACGTAAACAAGTTTTTGTGACACGCCAGTTGTTTAAAATATTTTCTGGTCGTTCCCATTTACCGCTTTCATCATGTATTAATAATTGTAATTTTTCTCCATCATAACTATTGTCAGAAGTGTTTTTCCAATCGACTGTAGTATCCAATCCTTCTAAAACATTTTCCTCAACATTAAACATATTCTTTTTTGTAATTTTAGATGCAGGTACTCTGTATGCTAATTCTGTTTTAGGCTTATCCATACCATCTTGTATTGGTTTAAAAAAGAAAGGATAGTTGTTTGATATAGGAACTATTTTATCGGTAAACATTTTTTTTGCATCTGCACCAGTTTTTGATAAAATACCTATACGAGCGTTTTTTGTTATAGTACCTGTGTTTACTCCTTCGCAAGAACTCATAAATGAAAACCCTGAACGTCTTATTTTTAAATAACACATTCCAAAACTTCTTTTATCTGCTTTGCAAGCTTCCCAATAAATATAAAAAATTCTATTTGCTTCTCTAAAATCTGGATGTCCAATATCTATCTTGGTCCATTGCAAATACATGTAGTGAGTACCTGTTAAATAAGTAGGCTTGCCATCATTATAAAACCAATAACCTTTTTCTCTTTTATTAAACTCATCTTCAATATAATCTATCCATTGATTTTTAAATGTAGAGGGCGCGTCATGCCATTGAAATATAGTGGGTATTCTTTTTAATGCAGGTGGTAATTCTTGTACCTCCCAAAACTGTTCTTCTTTTTTTTCACTACGTTTAAACGCAGTCATTGGAGCTTTGGGCAAAGCAATGCGTAATCCAGAAACATGAATAACTTCACCTATTGTGCCGTCTTTAGAAATATTAACTAAATCATATTTTTCATTATATCCATAAGACCAGGTCCTCGCTTTATTTTTTCGAGTTAATATGTTTTTAGGAATAAGTCCTTTACATATATTAAATATTCTATTTTGACCTTGATTCTGCAAATCCTTTAGGGGTGTTATTTTTAATTTCTATACCATCTATTTTATCTCTTTCTTCGTCAATTCTTTTTAATATTTCAAATGCATCAAATAAAGCAAGTTTTTTTGTAGCTGCTGCATTTTTTAATTTGTCTGCAGCCAATTCATCTTCAGGGTCAGGTTTTATAATTTTTGCTTTAGCAACTTGAATTAATTCTTTTACAGCTTTTTCACCTGCTTCTATTATTTCTAATTTAATTGCTTTGGTATCCATCTGTTAAAGTTATATTATTCGTGTACATTCTATATAGCTTTTCCCCTTCTATGTTAAATTCATATTCACTATCAGGCTGAAAAGAAACTTTGTCTCCTTCTTTTAATCCTAATGTTTCTAAAGATTTATTTCCATATTTTATTTTACCCCACAAAGGTTCTTCTGTAACACCTACTCCGTCAATAAAACTCTCACCCTTTGGTATAGGTTCAATAAAACAAAAGTTATTATGACTATACCATTTATTGTTTTGTTTATACATGTAGAATTGATTGTCATCTACTAAAAACAAGTCATCCATTAGCCAGCTTCTACCGCTTTTTTGTCTACCATACATATCGTTGTAAAATTTAAAAACATTATGATGAACCACTAATGTATCATTAATTTTAATAGGACCGTTATAATTTAAAGGTATATTAATAACAACAGCTAGTCTTGTAGAAACAGTAAAGTCTTCTTCTGATGTACTGGTAAAAAATCTTTTATCTCCATAATATTTAATATTATCGTAACGCCTATCATTGTAGGGTTTTACTATAAAGCAAAATGGAGACTGCATTAAAAGTTTATATTAAATTCTAAAGATATTGGCATGGTAGTTTTAAACTCTTTCCATAGCAATATTTCGTCTTTTTTTATAATCCAAATTTTATATGAATTGTTTGTAGAATCGTGTTGAATTAAATGAATACCATAAGTTCCTCCAAGAACAGATTGCCCTACTATGTAGTGCATAGCTCCAGACTTATAGTCTGAGCCTATAGAAATTTTTCGTATATCCATTTAATTAGAATGATGTTCCCGTTGTAAGAACTCTATAAAATATATTTACATATAAATCACCAGTTCCTACTGTGGCATTTCCGTCATCTGCAACTAACACTAAAGGTTGGTTAATACCAACTGTCAATCCACCTGAGTTACCAGGTTTTGTTACAATATCAGTTGCTGAATTTATTTTAGATTGTTGTATTGCTCCAAAACTTACAGAGTCTATTTTAAAATTAAGACCATTTGAACCAAAATCATATTGAATAGAACCTGCATCAAAATATGCTTGTATACTAATTACATCTATGATTTTTGCTGCACCAGGCGCAGGAATAATTGTTAAAGCTGTTCCTACACCTAGTAAGGCTTGATTGCTAACAGTAACTTTCGCCACCAAAGTATCTATTCCGAACAATTCCTGTATTTGAGAAATAGTTGCGGTTTTAGTCATAAGACTATTTTCAGCGTCAGTGATTACTAAATAATCAGCTGCGTCTAAATTTTGAATACCTGGGTATGCGGATATGTTACTTATTTTCGCCATCGGTTTTGTTTTCTTCTACAGGTTCTTCTTCAGGGTCTTTTACTTCTCCAGTAGCTAAATCTATTACTGCGTTTTTCCCGTAAACCTCTATTAATTCTTTTTCAACTTCCCCAAATTTTTGTTGCACTTGGTCAATCATTGGTACAGCTTTAAATAAATTTATAACTGCATCTGCAATTTTAACTTTTACGTTTAAAAATTCTTGATTTAATCCTTGAACATTTTTTAGTTCTTTTTCTGTTAATTTTGCCATTTTATTATATTTAATTTTTATACATTAATTACAAAGATAGTAAAATAATTTAAGATTTTTTTATATCGGTGGAGAACAAATCTGCACAGTACAACCCGATTGATTAGATACTATTCCATTTATTACTTGTATATAGAATCTTGAACCTCCACCAGAATATAAGTAATAATAAAATGAAGGAAGTAATGTTGTTCCAGTTTGTGTTGTATATACAGTATCTCCATTACAAGGATATGATTGTCCAGCATTGCTAGAAGTGTTTACAAAGTAGAATGTATTAGCATTTGGATTACCAGGAGTTGATGTACAAACTCCATTAAAGACTGTACCGTTAGCTGCATTAAATGCTGTTCTTCCTGACGTAAACCCAGTATCGTCTACTGTTCTATCTACATTATTAGTAAATCCTGCTGTTACGTTTACTGTAGAATATTTTATTTGAATATACAAAACTGTATTTGAACTGTATGTCCAAACATTAGAATTACTTTGCATAATAAAAGCTCGGTTTAATTTTGTAGCTACGTCATTTGCAAAATTTGCCATACCAGAAATTGCACTTCCTCTTGAAGATTGCCAAAGGAAAGCACCAGTATTGCCAAAAAAGGTACTTGGTATAGTACACCAAGGAAGCCATGCTTTGCTACCGCCAGTCATAGTACAACTAGAGGCGGTACCATTTTCACAAAAACCAAAAGCCAAAGCCTGAGTGACTCCATTTGAAACTCCAAAATCTCCTCCAGTTTTATATATGTTTACTTCTTTTATTATATAAAAACTGTTTGCACCAGGTGTGGGTAGTAAAACTGTTCCTTTGTTTGTTGTTTTTCCTATATCAAGAGCGTTACCGCTAACTTTAAGCGTTTCTATTCTTTCATCTTCTACAAACTTACCTTCAGGACCTGCGGCAAAAGTATATTTTGGTTGATTTGCAGCACCAGTACTTCCAAAAAATTCTCCACTACCATAAGCACCCGCTTTAATATATTTATTATCTGGGTCAACAAAAAACTGTTGTTCATTTGCATTAAACCCTAAAGTCTTTATAGTTCCGTTTACATCAAAAGCTGCGTTAGGTGATGTTGTTCTAAAACCAACTCTATTCTCATCTGT